ATCCGCGGACCTTGCTACTCGGCCTGCACCATCGTTCTGTCTTATGTTGATCCGGCCGACCTGTGCATCGCGCCCGGCGCGTTCATGGCGTTCCATGCCGTGCGTTCGGCCGAGCGCAGGGAGTACATGAAGGTCGAAACCGAATTCCTGTACACCCAGTATCCGGCGCCGATCCGAAGCTGGATCGACCGCACCGGCGGTTGGCAGCATCTTCCGCTCGACGGCTTCTGGATCATGCACGACAGCGAATTGTGGGCTGTGGGCTACCCGAAATGTAATTAGGAGGCGGTGATGGCTGACGGCTACGATCCGCGCATGCTGCAGATGGCGCAGATGGGTGTTCGCATGATGGGCCCGCAGGCCGGGCCGTTCGACCGCACCAACCAACCCAAGCAATGGTGGGATCAGCCGCTACCCTCGCCGCAGCGGCGCAATGATGACAACCCCTCTGGCCAACCGGCCAATCAGCCAGCCAATCCGTCCAAGCAGCAGCCGAGCCTGCTGCAAATGCTGATGCTGGGTGGCCCGGCGTCCTACAGCGGTACGCCGCGGCCGCAAGCAGCCGGCGCCAGCCCCTGGGGTTGGTTGGGCAGCATGGGCATGCCCGGCGGCGCCGGCTGGGGCGGTGGAGGCGGAACGCCGGGATAGATGCACTATCGCAAGTACGCACGCGGCTGCTTCCCGATCGTGGCAACGCTTAAGGCGGTGCGCGCCGAGCGCGGCATCACCCGCAAGTATCTCGCGACCAGGATCGGCTGCGGCTACTACACGCTAATCAAGTGGGAGAACGGCCACTGCGTGCCATCGCTACAGTCACTGTATGATTGGTGCGAGGCGCTGCAACTCGATCTGTTAGTGGAGCGGGATGATGTCTGACGCCTATTCGACCACTGTCGAGCCCGAAGCCCCCGTTGATCCAACTCCCGAGGATACCGAGGGCGTGATTTCCCCGCAGGAAGCCCATCTGCGCGACGGCAACCTCACCTATCACTGCGGGCTGTGCAAGAATTACGAGGGCGCCGCCAACATGACCTGCACCAGGGTCAGCGGCGAGATCAATCCATACCAGCTATCGGACGAATACGAAGGCTACCCCAATCCGATCAAGCATAAGACGCCGGCACGGTTTCAACCCCAGCCCCGCAATGCCGAGCCCGCCGAGGCTTCCACCGATGCCGAGCCCGATATGCCGCCCCCTACCCGCATCGGACGCAAGGTTTACGGCTGAATTCAACCGCTGCTGGCCGTGGCTTGAGGCCTCGCTGCTGGAGAATGCCTTCGAGCACAACGGCCGCAAGTGGCCGACGCATAGCCGCCAGCATGTGTTCTGGCGCATTGTGCAGCGCAGGACGTTCTTTTGGCCGTTTCCAAACTGCGCGTTTTCTACCGAATTCAAGATCGCCCCGACCGGGCTGAAAAGCCACGTTACCTGGCTGGCCGGCGGCGACCTTGCCGAAATCGTGGAGAAAACGCCCATGATTGAAGATTGGGGCCGAGCGCACGGCTGTCACCGCCAGGTCGGCTACGGCCGCCGCGGCTGGGTGCGCGTGCTCGAGGGCTATTCCGAATATGGCGTGTCCCGGCAAAAGAGTTTGATCCGATGAAAACACCCCGGCTGCATTATTTCAAAAAGAACACGATCGAATTGCCCGAGGGCTACCGCAAGCCGATCAAGCGCAAGCGCAAGACCGCGGTCGAGCCGCCGCCAATCATTGTTGCCAAAGCCAAGCCGGTGATCCGGCGCCGAACCCCGCGCGGCCGGCTGATGCCGTTGCGGATGAAGAACGAGTTCATCCCGCCCGGCGCCGATTGGTGCCAGATCAACGGCCAGAAGGTGCGCCAGGACATCTACTTCGGTGATGTGCGCGGCCGGATGTTCATCCCGGGGCGGTGGACCGGCGAGGGCTGCGGCCCGTGCGGTCCGAGCATGTTCGATTTCGGCGGCGGCTGCGGTGATGACGGCGGCGGCGACGGCGGCTGTGCCGGTTGCGATAGCGGCTGCGATAGTGCTGGCTGCGATAGCGGCTGCGAGAGCACTGGCTGCGCTGTTGACGGCTGCGCCGGATGTGCCAGTTGCGCCGAAACCGGCTGCGAGAGCACGGGCTGTGCCGAAACCGGCTGCACCACGACCAGTGATACGGGCTGCACCAGTACGGGCTGCGCCGAAACCGGATGTACCACGACCAGCGACACTGGTTGTACCAGTACCGGCTGTGCCGAAACCGGGTGCAGCAGCGTGGGCTGTGCCGAAACGGGCTGCAGCATCGGCTGCGCTGATCCCTCCGGTTGGGATACCGGCCCCCCGGGGGACCCAGGCGGCTGCGGCTGGAGCCTAAGCCCCACCAGTGACTTCGGCGGCTGTGCCGTCGATTTCACCGGCGGCGGGCAAGGCTTTGGCTTTGGCCCCGCCGCCGGCGGTAATCTGGGGTACGGCAACGCCATCGGCGCCCCCGGCTGGGCCACCGGCGACTTTGGCACCTATGGTTACGGCGGCCCCACCGGCACCGGCTTCGGCTATGGCGCGCAGGGCGCCACGATCGGCGGCCCCGGCATGTACGGCTCGCCGGCTGGCCCCGGCATTACTGGTTTTGCGAATGACTTCAATGCCCCTCCTGGGGCGACGTTCGGCATGCCGAATTCGCAGGATGTCGGCCCGCAGACCGGGCCCGGCATGATCGGCGGGCCGTCGACCTCGCAACCGGGCGAGGCGTTGTTTGGCCCGGGCATGCAAAACGCTCCCGCGGTCGACCCAAACCCCACCGTTAACCCCGACGATCGCACTGAGAACCCAACCTCGGTTTTCGGTCCTGAGTTCGCAAGCACCCAAGCCGGGCCCGCTGTCGGTAATTTCGGGTTTATCGGTCAGGCGCAGGCCGCAAGCCGCGGTAGCGACGAATTGGCCGCGGCGTTGCAATCTTCCCCGTTTGCGCAAGTGGAGGCCATGGCGGCGCAATTGGCGCAATCCAATCCCCAGTTGGCAGAGGCACTCATGGGGATTGTAGCCAATCAGAACACGCAGACTAACATGATCGGTCCCACCATGACCGGCTTTGAGCAGGCAACCCCCGGCGCCCAGCAAGGCTTCACCGGCGTTGGTCCTACGGCTTCGCAGCAGGGGGCTTTCAGCGGCCAGAACACGCTATCCGGCGTGTCGGGATTTACCAACGATCAGGCGCAGGGCAAGGGCGATCTGGGTGCCCGCGGGCCCGCCGAGCAAGCAAATCCCAACATGGACCTCATCGGTCCAATGACGACGCAGCAGGGCTATAATCAGCTTGCGGCCGAAATGAACGCCCAGCAGACCCAGCAGCAGGGATATCAGACCCTGGCTGAACAGATGAATGCCCAGCAGAACCAGCAGGCCATGGTGGAAGCGCAGGAGCGCGGCGAGCAAGCCCGGGGGCCGCAGGAGCAGGAGCAATCTCCGCAGCAAACCATATCGAATGCCTTTAACGACTTGGCGGGCCGCGGGCCCGGCCTGACGCAAACCGATTTTGACAGTCGGTTCGGTACGCCCGACATGTTCGCGCCGACCTACGATCTGACGCAGACGCCGCCGGCACCAACACAAGTGGACCCGTTCGGCTCGCGTTTCGGTGACTTCCGAAGCAACGAGGAACAGCAGCAACAACTGGAGCAGCTGTCGACCAACTTCGGGCCGAACTACGGGCCGCAGGCCCCCGGCCTTGCCGAGCCCGGCCAGCTTGGCCGTGGGTTTGAGTTGGCAGATCCAAACGTAACGCCAGGCCAAACGAATTTCGGGCAAAACCCCCTCGGCACGCAGTTTTCCGCACCAACGGCTTCACGCGGCCCGGAAGTGGAAACCCTCGGGCCGCAGATCGGCCCATTGCTTAGTGCGCTCGATCCTGCGAGCCGCGGCGTTGGCCGCGAGGCAGCGCCGCTCGGGTTGTGGGGTATGCAGCAGCAAGATGTCAGCCGCGGCAGTCCGACCGGCATGCCCAGCCAGGCTGGGCCATTTGGTCGTGGATCTGAGAGCAGTGGCCGTGGGCCTGAGAGTGGCCGCGGCCCGGGTTTGTCGATCACTGTTGGAGCCAACCCGCAATCATCCGGCCGTGGCCCAAGCGGCGGTCCGGGCTACTACAGCACCGGCGGGCTCGGCATTGCGCCCGGCGCCAGAGGTGCGGAATTCGGTGGCGTCTACGGCCCCGGCGTGGCCACCGGAATGCCCGGCACCAATACGTTCGGGGTCAGTGGTCGCGAGGGGGCCGCCGGCTTCTATGATGCGGTCACCGGCGTCTACTACCGATAGGAGTTGCCGCCATGGAATTTCGCAACAGCAGGCTTGGCTTTGGTGTGGAGCCGGTGGATACGGCACAATTGGGAGGCGTGGGGCAACAGGCGCCACCCCAGGCACCCGGCCTGCTGCAAATGGCGCAGGCGGCCATGGGCGACGGTGGCGGCCCTGTCGGCGATGTCAGAGGTGGTGGCGGTGGTGATGGCGCTGCGCCGTTTCAATCAGATTGGTCCATTATGGCGCCGCCGGCCGGCTGGCAGTCGCTAGGCCCCGCTTACCAGCAAGCTGGAATTCCTAATGGCTGGCTTGGCCAGGGCAATTATATGGAGAACCCGGATGCGCTTGCGCGCACGATGCGTGGCCCGCAAATGCCCTACGGGATAAACCCGTTCACAGATATCGAATACGGCCCCGGAGAAAATGGAACGTCAGGATTTACCCTCCGAGGCCCAGACGGTACCAGAGGCCCCGACTTGTTCGGCGGTCATCAGTGGACTAACCCCGGATCGACCGGGCTGGTCGACAACTTCCCACGCGATATTCCAAGGCTTCTCCCCAAGGAATACCAGGCATGGCTGGCCCCTGCTTTGATGAAACATTTCTACGGTGCTGGTTATACCGGCCAGGGCGGTAGTGGCGTCAATGCGCCATGGACGCGCCAATATGCTCCAACGGCCCCCGTACTTGAACACCCGACGTGGCCCGGCATTGCTCAGTATGATCCCTGGCACCGGGATTTGGGTGCGTACGCAAATCTTTATAGTTGAGCGGAGCCTGCCATGCCCAGCCAGACCCACGGCGGTAAAGTATTGCTACGTCGGCGGCAGATGAAGTTTCACCCCGACGAGGTGCGCTCCAAGATCCAGGCCATCCGATTGGTGGATACCCTGCACCAATTCATCTTCAGCGAAGTGGACAAGAACGGCCGCAAGCTGGCCGATCTGAGCATGGCGCAAGTGCGCGCCATCGATTGTCTGCTCAAGAAGGTGGTGCCCGACCTCACCCGCACGCTGATCAGCGCGGACGTGAATGTGCGCTATGTTGCCGAATTGCCCAAGGTGCTGACCAAGGAAGAATGGGTTCGCAAATACGGGTCAAGCGAACCTTTGGAACTGACGGCACTCCCGGCGCCGACCAACGGCAACGGCGATGGACGCCCAAACTGACCAAGTTAAAACGATCTGGAGCCCGGGTGGGAATTTCGCCCAGTGGGCGCTGCTGGAGTGCCCGATCTTCGAGGTGTTCTTCGGTGGAGCTCGGGGCGGTGGTAAGACCGACGGCATGCTCGGCGATTGGATGCGCCACGCCAACGAGCACGGCATCAACGCCTCGGGGCTGATGCTGCGGCGAACCCGCACCGAATTGATGGACACGATCGAGCGCAGCCGGATGATCTACGGGCCGCTCAAGTGGGCCTACAACGAGCAGGAGAAGACATGGCGCGATCCCAGTGGAGCCCGCCTCAAGTTCGCTTACTTGGAGCGCGACGCCGACGCAGAACTCTATCAGGGCCACAGCTACTCCAGGCTCTACATCGAGGAGGCTGGGAACTTTCCGAGCCCCGCCCCGATTTTCAAATTGTTCGCGACATTGCGGAGCGGCTCCGGCGTGCCGGTTGGTATCCGGTTAACGGGCAATCCGGGTGGACCTGGGCACCAATGGATAAAGGCGCGCTACATTGATCCGGCGCCGCTCGGCAACAAGGTGATCGTGGACGCGGTCACCGGGCTGGAGCGCATCTTTATTCCGAGCAAGGTCGGCAACAATCAATTCATCGATGTGGAGGCGTACAAGCAGCGGCTGCGATCGTCCGGCAGCAAGGAATTGGTGCAGGCCTGGCTGGACGGTGATTGGTCGGTCACGCTCGGCGCCTTCTTCGACTGCTGGAACACCAACCGGCACGTCATCGAGCCGTTCGAGATCCCGAAGGATTGGATGCGGTTTCGCTCCATGGATTGGGGCAGCGCCTCGCCGTTCTCGGTGGGGTGGTGGGCGGTGGCCTCGGACGAATGGCAGGTTCACGGCCGGGTGATCCCGCGCGGCGCCATGGTGCGCTACCGGGAATGGTACGGCATGCGGCCGAACGAGCCCAATGTCGGGTTGAAGTTGCACGCCGGCGAGGTCGGCAAAGGAATTTTGGCGCGGGAAAAAGGCGAGGAAATATCCTATGGCGTGCTCGACCCCTCGGCGTTCGCCCAGGACGGCGGGCCGTCGATCGCCGAGCGCATGGGCACCGACACCGGCGGCAAGATCTGGTTCCGCAAGGCCGACAACAACCGGGTGCGGGTGATGGGGCACCTCGGCGGCTGGGATCAGGTGCGCGCCAGGCTGGTCGGCAACGACGACGGCCACGCCATGCTGGTGGTGTTCTCGACCTGTGTGGATTTCATTAGGACCGTTCCATTTCTGCAACACGATCCAGATCGGCATGAGGATGTCTATTCCGAGAGCGAGGACCACGCCGCGGACGAGTGCCGCTATGCCTGCATGTCGCGGCCGTGGATTGCGGTGAAAGAACCGCAAAAGCCGGCTGACGTGTCCGGCTACGAGGTGTTCCGCAAGAGCACCGCGGCCGAGGATTGGAAGCAATTCTAGGAGGTGGCCATGCCAACACCCGACATGACCAACTGGCCGCCGGAATACATCCGCGAATATCTGCTCGACCAGCAGCGGGCATTCGAGGCCGACCAGCGGACCAACCGCGCGCTCAATGCGATCCCGCCGGACGACCGGGCGGCGCGCGAGCAGATGTCGCCGGCCGATCAGCTTCGCTATTACGACGCAATGAAGCGGCAGCAGCAAAAGCAGCCGCCGGGATTATTGACGATCGGCCGGCAACGCTATGAGGGCAGATAAATGTCAGTGATGGAAAAGTTCGCGGCGTTCGTCGGCTCGCTGTCGCCCCAGGAAACCGGCGAGGTGATGCCGCTGATGATCTCGTTCATGCAGAGCAACTTGGGGGCCGGCATGACCG